AGGAAGTAAAGAAACAACTCGCTGAAAAAGAGAAACAATTGATTGCAAAGGAAATGGAATTGCAGACATTGTGTAAAGCAATTGCAGAGAAAGAAAAAGAGAACAGAACAAAAGAATATGCGCAATTCTGCGAAGCGATTATAAAAGACGGCAAAATTCTGCCAAAAGATAAAGATATAATAATGGCGTTTTTGGAAATGCTTCATAATCAGGGGGATTACAAATTCAGCGAAAACGAAACAATCAATTGCGCAAAAAAGTTCAAAGATTTTCTTGAAGGATTGCCAAAACAAATTGACTTTGCGGAGAAGGCAACGAAAGATAAATGCGCCGCATCGACCTCAGCCAACAAAGCAGGTTTGAATGGCAAATTTGATGCAGAAAGAGCGGCAATACATATAAAAGCAATTGAATATATGGAAGCCCATCCCGGCACCTCTTATGCGGTTGCCGTGGAAAAGATTATAAAGGAGGAATAGATGGGAACTTTAGAAAATGAAAGAATCGTTGATCCTGTTTTGAGCAATTTGGCGCTCGGCTTTAAAATGCCTGAACTTATTGGAACTGTTTTGGCGCCTGTTGTGGAAGTGGAGAAAGAAGCGGGCAAGATCCCGCAATTTTCGGATGAGGAATTCAAAGAATTTAATACTGAAAGGGCAATTAGAGCGGCAAGCAATGTGATTAGTCCGGAAGGAATGACAACAATAGATTATGCATTAAAAGAACATGATATCGCATACCCAATAGATTATAGAGAACAAAGCGAATCAATGTTTAATAAAGAAAAACGCGGCGCATTGGTAACCCAAAGAATAATTCTTCAACGCCTTGAAAGAGAAATCGCCTCGCTTGTTCAAAATAATGCGAATTACGATTCAGATCATAAAATCGGATTATCCACTACGGCATGCTGGTCAGAAAAGGACACATCAACTCCTATTGATGATATTGACAATGGAAAAGAAGCAATTAGAGCCAGTATTGGCGTATATCCAAATGTTATGGTATTAGGAGCGGCTGCGTTTAGGGCATTGCGCAATCATCCGCAGATTATTGAAAAAATAAAATATTCCGTCAAAGCTGTAATCACGACAGAGATGTTGCAGGATATTTTGGAAATTGAAACAATTGTTGTTGGCAAAGCAATAACCAAAAGCGATGCGGGTGTGAGAAGCGACATATGGGGAGATAATGCGATTCTTGCTTATGTTGCCCCACCGCCCCCAGATGGCATAGAAAGAGATGAATATGATCCTTCTTTTGCCTATACACTTCGTAAGAAAGGGATGCCGCAGATTGATAAATTTAATAGAGACGGCAAAGTCCTATATGTAAGAAATACTGATCTTCTAACAGTCAAAATGGTAGGCCCAACAGCAGGATATTTGATTGAAAATGTTGTTAAATAGGAGTCAAAATGGCTTATATAACAAAAACAACTATAAAATATAAGGGAAAAATCTATAAGGAAGGAACAAAAATAGATATCTCAAAAGATGATATCAAAGACCTTATACGATATGTTGATGAAATTGAGGAGCAAGAAAAAGACAAAGGAGGAAAGAAGAAATGAAAACTATTCCAGAAGGAAATATATTGACAATAACAGCAGGCGAAAATATATCTGCCAAAAGATTTATTGGCTTTGATGGCAAATATTGCGCTGCGAATGCCAAAGCACTGGGCGTATCAGAGATAGATGCGGATAACGGAAAAGATTTGGCAGTAAGATTTAAGGGCATTGCTCTTGTCACTGCCGGCGCGGCAATTAGCGTTGGGGCGGCTGTTAAAGCGGCAACAGGCGGCAAAGCTGTGGAAGCTGATGATGTAACGACGGAAATAACAGTTACGCCAACAGTATCTGTTGACATAACTGCCAGCGGAACAATTCCCGAAGGTTCCACAAATGTTACTTCAACATCAGCGCAGCCAACTGTATCTATAAATGCAAGCGCAGATGTTGATGCTTCAGCGACCGCTACCGCTGAAATTACAGGATCCGTGTTGCCAGAAGCAATAAATGGCTATGCATTGGATGCGGCGTCAGGCGATGGAGATATTATCAGAGTGTTGCTTGTATAAGGACAAATTAAATGGCTTATTGTGCGCTTGATGATCTAAAACAGCATATTCTTGACAAAGACATTGCGCAGATTACAGATGATGCTGCAGGCAAAAATATTGATCAATCAAAAGTATCGGCAATGGCTCAAAAAGCGCAAGATATAATTGACGGCTATTTAAGGGGCAGATATTCTCTGCCCCTTAACTCTGTGCCGCCTTTGATAATATCTATTGCTTGTGATTTGACTATCTATTTTTTATATGAAAGAAGATTTGGCTTAAATACCCCAGAGGCATTGCAAAGACGATACGATAATGCAATAAAATTATTAAAAGCAATTCAAAGCGGTATGGTGCTTTTGGGCATTGAAAGCAATGAGACTGGACCCGGAGCAGGCCAATATAAAATTAATAAGACTAAAAAGGATAGAATATTTTCAAGGGATATGCTTGATGATTACTGATGAATTAAAAGGATTGCATAAATCTATTATACCGAGAGCGCGGAAATTTCTTGAACTTGCAAGACAAGAATGCAAAGTTAAAATTATAGAAACCATTAGAACTATTGATAAACAAAAGGCATATTACAGCCAAGGCAGACAGCCAATAGAAATCGTAAATGAATTAAGGCAAAAAGCAGGGCTGCCTCCCATAGATGATAAAAATAATATTATTATTACCTATAGCAGACCGGGGTTCTCTTTTCATAATTACGGTTTGGCATTTGATTGCATTTTCTATGACAAACAAGGAAAAAAGATAACAACCAAAAAAGACCCATTATGGAAAAAGGTCAAAAACTGGGCAAATGATGCGGGCTTGGAATGGGGCGGCAATTTTAAGTCCATATTTGATGCCGGGCACTTTCAATATTCTGGCGGATTGACGATAAACGATATTTTTAATGGGAAGATGCCCAAATGATTAAAGAAATGAAAGACTTGTATAGATATTATAAATATCTTCGCAAAACAAATAAGGAGGTAGAAATGGAAAAAATTAAAACAGGCATTAAAACAACTGAATTCTGGCTTGCCCTGATTACAGCAATAATAACTGTTCTAAATGAGCAGCTCGGGCTAAACCTTCCCAAAGAGGCGATTATTAGCATCATTGCAATGGTAATAAGTTATATATTTGGAAGAAGCATTGTAAAGAAAAATGCAACAAAATAATTGTCCGATAAGTGGCAAAGAACTTATTAAGATGGAAAACAAACGACTTAAAAAGCGAACAATTGCGTTTAGCATAAAAATACCGTTGGACAGATTATCTGGGATTTGGAGGAAAATAAAATGGATGTTCAAAAAAGAGAAAAAATTTTAAACGAAATTAGGGAATTCTTTCTTGCAGCAATCATAAGACTTAAGTTTGCATTCAGCAAGGTATGGGATTTTTTGCTTCCCTTCATCAAAAATTTTATGTCAGAAGCAGGAGCCTTGCTCGCCGAAACGGCGCTTGAGATAATTGCTGAAATTCAGAATGAAATGGCAGGCGCATCAAGCGATGAAAAAAGGGCTGAGGCTTTTAAAAGAATCGAGGCAAAACTGAAAGAAAAAGGAATTGCTTTGGGCGCCTCAGTTATAAATGCCGCAATTGAGGCGGCGGTTCAAAAAATAAAGGCGGTTAAATGATACGACTCTTAGAGCAGGCAATATTAGCAAGATTAAAACAAAAGCTATCCGATGTGGCGATTGAGCCTTATCCTGACAAGCCGTCGGAATATGTGCTTATACATCCTAATGCTGCAGTGCTCGTAAGGTATGTATCATCGGATTATCAAAATCCTTTATCGCCAGATATTATTGCGCAGGATAGAGAAATAAATTTTGAACTTGCAATAATTGCAAGATCATTAACTGACAACAGAGGAGTTTATGAATTACTTGAAGATATAAGGCAAGCATTAATGGGATGGAGGATTGAAGGCTTTGAAAAGTTTTATTATAAACGGGATGAATTTGTTGCTGAGAACGATGGGATATGGCAATATGCTATTTATATAGCCACATCAAGAAGGGTGTATGAAAATCAAATGGAAGTATCTATTATTAATTACGATGAAGAAAGCGGAGAATTAAAAGATGATTTCAATGTCCCTGATTGACGCAAAGGAGGAATAATGGCAAAAAAAGCAACCAAAGAGCAAATCAAAGAAAATAAAGAGGGAAACAAAAAATATTTGTCAGTAAAGACAATACAGATACAAATCGGCGGCAATAATTACAATCTAATTGCCGGGATGCCGATAGAGCTCCCGGAATGCAAAGAAGTTGAGGAGCTTGCCGCCGCTGGAATATTAACAATTTACCAATTTAAAACAGAAAAACATGGAGGTATTAAATGAGTTTTTTACATGGAATTGAATTTGTAACAGGAGATAAAATATCTGCAATAAGAGTAAGAAATGCGAGCATAATAGGCGTTGTCGGAACTGCGACAAGCGGACCTATAAATTCTCCGACGCTTGTAATATCAGAAAAAGAGGGAAAGAGGATATTCGGCACGAATATGAATTGCACCATTCCAAAAGCCTTAGATGCAATATTCAGGCAGGGCAAGAATGTCGGATATGTCGTAGTCATAAATGTGGGAACGGATAAATCTCATATCAGAGACGAACAAGGCAGTCTTGAATTAGAAGACAAAATGACTCTTGCACATAAGCCGCTTGTTAACGGATCAGTCTCTGTCAGATCAGGCAATGATGGTCGTCCTTTCACCGAAAATACTGATTATGTGGTTGATTATGAAAACGGCATAATATGGAGAGTTGCGGGGCATATTCTTGATAATGAAATATTGGTTACTTATGACTATTGGACAGGAGAGGAGGTTCAACCGGATGTTATTGTTGGAGCCAAAGCGGGGGACGGCAAAAATACCGGGATTTATGCGCTCTTGAACGCAGAATCTGTTCTTGGGTATAAGCCAAAGCTGCTTATTGCCCCTAATTATTCAGCAACCGAAACAGTTGTTGAGGCATTGCTTGAGGTTGCCGCAGCGCTGAAAGGCAGAGCGATAATTGATTGCGGAGATGGATTGACAAAAGAGGAAGCAAAAACATATAGAGATAATTTTGATGATGTTAATCTGACTATATGCTATCCCAGCGCATTAGTATTGCCTGAAGGCTCTGAAAAAATGATTGAATATGACGCTTCCGCGTTTGTCGCTGGGGTATGGTCGCGTGTCATCAATGAATATGGCTATTGGTATAGCCCGTCAAATCACAAAGTTATTGGCATTCAGGAACTTCAAAGACCAATTGATTATATCCCCGATTCTTCTCTATGCACAGCGTCATATTTAAATGAAAATGGCATAACGACATTTGTGAAAAGGGATAATGCTTATTATGTTTGGGGCAATTTATCCGCAACAAGCGATGAAGATTATAAATTTGCCTGCGTGCAAATGACAAGACAAGTTCATCAGGAAGCCCTTTTGGCGTCAATTATCAGGATGCTTGATAGACCTATAAACAAGGCATGGCTTGAAAACATTCAAGACACAGTGCAAAGGTTCTTAAATGGCGAGGTAGGCAAGGGAGCAATTGTTTATGGGAAAGTTGAATTGCCCGCGGGGGAAAATCCACCTGAAGAAATAATGCAGGGCCATATTACTGCGTTATGGGATTGGACGCCTTGCTATCCTGCGCAGAGATTGACATTTAAGGAAACAATTAATATAGACGAACTTGCAAGATTGTTTGAAAGTTAAATAAAGGAGGAAAATTATGGCTCAAACAGAAAAATTTCTTAATGCGAATATTTATCTTGATGATAATAACCATCTTGGCAAGGCGCTTGAGGTGGAGGTGCCAAAGATTACGGAAAAAGTTTCAGAGCACCAAACGCTTGGAATGATAGGTCCTGTTGAGTTGTTTCAGGGCATAGAAAAAATGGAAATGAAGATTAAATGGGCTGCGCTTCATAAGGATTTGCTATCAAACTTGTCGCCCACTTCCGCAAACAAATTAACAGTTAGGGCAGCTCAGCATGTGTATGAAAATTCGTCAGTTGTTGGAACAAAATCGGTGCGCTGCACGGTAGTTGGAAGGGTTAAAGAAATTGCGCCCTCAGCGATGAAGCCCGGCGAAGGCGATGTTGAAACTACTTTTGCAGTAGATTATTATAAAAAGACGATTGACGGGGTTGATGTAGTAGAAGTCGATATCCCAAATTATATCTATAAAGTCAATGGCGAAGATATTTATGCTTCAATAAGGGATGCTTTAGGAATATAAGGAGTAGAAATGAAAATACAAATAATTGATAATCCTAATGCCCTAAAGTTTGAAAATGTAGAAGTAAGAAAGCCGCTCGCCGCAGATGTTATTTCCGCACAAATGATGAGCGATGAGACGCGGGAAGTTATGGGATTATTCCTTGCGCTAATGTCAATATGTTGCACTTTTGACGGCAAAAAAATGCAATATGAAGACCTAAAAAATATGGATGGTTGGGATTTTTTCGAATTATTGCAGGCAATTTCCCCCTCAACTGCGCAGGCAGATCGGAAGAGCACACGTCTGAACTCCAGTCACTCTCGCGCATCGCG